GGCCGATAGCCGCACTAAGTGCGACGTCATCCTGCTGGAAAAACTCGCGGGCCGAGAGTTCGGGCGCTTCTGGCATTAGCTCTGCTCCATTGTCTTTTGCCGGGATTCAAAGTCCTGCACGGTCTTATCACCGTCGCCCATAGAGTTGGGCTTCGTGGCTACCCCCGGATTGGTGCCAGCGAGTGGTTTCTCTTGCGGGGAGAGTTGTTGACTCTGGCCCGGTCCCATTCCCTGAGGCTGACCACCGCCCGAAGGGGGGAGCTGCATAGCTTTCATCGAGGCCTGCTGAGCGAGCATCATCCACCGTTCGTTAGCCGCCATACGAATCTCGTAGGGGACATCGTCCGGCATAATGAGCGTGCGCTGGAGCACGTCCTGATGGATTGATTCATCATCCTGCCACAACAGCGGGAGGGCCATCGGGTCCCCCGTCTGCTTGATTGCCTGACACACGCGGTGCGCGCGAGCTTCCTGGTCCTCGTCTGGGGTGGACAGGTCACGCACGTTGGCGAACGGCATACGTCTCCGCGCCTCCTGAATACCCATCATACCCGTCGAGAACATATCCTTGATCAGGAACAACCGGAGAGACTGAGGCATCGGCATCAGTGTCTCGGGGTCAACGAACACATCCGTCACGCCGTCCATATCATCGCTGGCAATAGCCTCGGCGAGGTCTGGACGGTTGCTACCCTGCACACCAAGGAAGCGGGGATAGTCGTAACCCCACGCCATAATCGAGCAGGAGATCTTGCCCCACTCCGTCATCGCCTTGGCGGTGGCATTCACCGCAGGGGCGAACACGCGCTCCAACTGCTCGCGGATAGCGAGGATGGCACGGCCCGACTGGTCCGACGCGAACTGTCCACGGCTGGTATCGTTCCAGCCCGATAGGTCCTCGAACCGCTTGATCTCTGCCGCCAAGAGTTCCTTGGCGTCGATACCCACTGAGAAGCTCTCCAGCGGACGCGCGATCTCGCTGAGCCCGCCCAGACCCTTGACACCGATCACGCTCATATTGCCGGCGACAAGGGTCTCCGTGCTGATGGCGTTCTCCTTGGCAAGGAGCTTCGGTCCTGCGTTGAGTCGGATGTTGTCCACCCAGCGGGACTTGACGGCGTTGATTCTCTGCTGGCACTCGATCCACAGTTCCATCTCGGCCTGTGGGTAGAAGGCCGGATCGGGATACCCATCGGTGCACCGCACCATCGGGATCACGCCGTACATCAACGGGCCGATATGCACAAGCTTCTTGCCCACGACCACCAGCGTCAAGCCCTCGGGGAGGCCGAGGCTCTTGTCGCAATAGATCGTGAAGCGCTCGACAACCTCCTGATTGAGGAGGAGTTCGTCCATCGTGGGGAGGGTGTAACCCTGCTTGATCAGTGGGTAGTTCAGGCTCAGCAAGGCGTCCGGGCGGTCGGGTGTTCCCTCTTCGGGGGCCACTTCCTCACCATACACCTTGACAGCCTCCGACCGAGCCATTACATCCCTAATGGCCCACAGCCACGGCTTGCGGGTGGAGGTCGCATTGGGGCTGACGCGGACCTGCTCGATGCGTCGAACGCGCGAGCAGATGTCACCCATCGGACCCTGCGGCGCCTCACCCTCTTCCATACCTTCGGGCTGTTCTTGCTTGCTGTACGTCTCGTGCCACGGCCCACGGTCTGGGTCCCAGAACAACTCAATGAAGGAGACGCCGTCCGTGCCCGCCCAATACGCGGCCTCACGGATGATTTCCGGCATCCCCTGCTGGTCGTACTGGTACTCCAGCGCCCGTTGTTTGGCGTTGGCACGACGGAGATCGTCGGGATCGTTGGTCACCGGACGCACCCGGAATCCCGGACGCTGCTCCGTGATGACCTGAATCCGCTGGTTGAGGGCGGGTGCGATCACGTTCTCCACAATACGCGAAGTGTCCTTCGCGCGCGGGGGCTCACGCCAAGGACCGAAACCCTTCGAGCTGATCCACTGAATGCCCAGTCGGTAGAGGCGGTTGCGCTCCACCAGATGCAGTCTACGCTGGACACCCGGCCCGTAGTCGTCCCACACAGCCACCGCCCACTTGACCCAGTCGTCCTGTGTCTGGGCATCGCTTAGGAGCGGAAACGTGGAACCATAGAGCGTAGCCAGCGCAATCTTGGTTTCAGGACTCTCTTCTGGAAGTCCAAGGGTATCATCAAGATCGGCAGTGATATCAGGATCAGAATCAGCAGGATTGCGCTCACCGCGCTCTTCAGAAATTGCAGGAGGCGCATCTGACTTTAGCTGTTCGAAGACGTCGTCTACAAGGATCTCATCAGCCATTAGTTGACGTCCTTACTCGCGTAGAAGGCGCGTACCCGGTCCCAGCTCTTCAACCTGCTCTTGAGCTGGATCATAGCGGAAAGAGTCTGCTCGCGCGCCCAAGCCTCCGACTCCTGCATAGCGAGCTGATACAGCTCCTGCGGAATCGTGTCGAAGGCCTCTTCATCAATGGCCTCCTCCAGACTCTTGCGCGGAGACGCGGGCTCGGATGCGGGTTCGTGCAGCACCGGAGGACGCTGTACTTCGTAGCGGGCCATAATAGCCAGCACGCTGGGTTCGATGCGCTTCCAGAGGAAGAGCACTACCGCCAGCGTTGCAACGTGCGAGAGGAATGTCCACATTAGTAGCCCGCTCCAAACTGCTCTAGTGTTTCGCCCTGCTCCTCGACCGCGATCCAAGGGTCCCTGCCTTCGGACCTAGTGGTCAGCAGTTCCGCCTCGGGGTCCTCTTCCATTGCGTAGCAGAGGATTAGGCTGTCTGCATAGTCGGGGGAGGACCGCCCTTCGCGGATCAGGTCTTCCTTGGATTGCACCTTGATACGACCCGAGCTTACGACCTCGTACTCCGGGGTGACCAACTCGCCAATGAGTCGCTCGCTATTCGGAGGAAGCCACAGGCGCTGACGTTCCAGCCGTGCGCGGAGACTCCACCACATTTCGGAGCGCCGGTTCGAGAAGCTACTTGGGGTGAACGCACGGTGGCCTCCGTTGTACCCCAGCACCGGCTGGCGAAGCTCCATCAACCTGTCGTACACACCGGCACCGATACCGTTCGCGTCGATGACCAGCGTCTTCAGCTCGAACTGCTTGATAAAGTTGACCGCCATACCCGTCGTTTCGGTCAACGTCTTGTGATGCCACGCGATCTGCTCCTCGATGGCGTCTCCGCGCCGGATCGTTAGCACAGTCTCGTTGTCACCATACCGGGCTACGTCCAGCCCACCCACCCTCGGGATGCGAGCCTTCTCTGCCTCATCCAGTGCGCGGAGACGTTGCTCCTCGTTCTGTGCGCGCTCGCACCACCCCAGCGGAATGACGCCCTTCGTCGAGATTTGCGGGAACTCGCCCAGTACACGACTGTACCAGAACGGGTGGTTCTCGCCCCACGCCTTGCGCCTTTCGTCAATCCACCCGCGCGTGACCGCGCCAGGAATGATCTCTCTTCCTTCTACTACATTCGGATGATCGAGGCACGAGATCTTCAAGCACTTCCAGTAGTCCGGCATCTTGAAGGCTTTGTAGAACGTACCCGACGTTGTGGTCGGGTTCCCGATCATCATAATGCAGTTCTCGTCGCCGGTCGCCAGAGTACTGATCTCTAGGTGGATCTGCTCCGAGACACCGGGCGCCTCGTCAACGAGCACGAGAAGGCGCGGGTGATGGTGCCCGTGGAACGCGGATTCGTGGTCGGTGGTGAGACCAATCGCATTCCACTCTGGGGTGACTCTTAGCTCGGTGAGGTACGACCCCTGACGGGGCAGGTTCACGGGAGCCTTCTGGACACGGTCGCGAATCTCGCGCCAGAGTACCGTCTCCAGTTGTTCGCGCGTAGGGGCGGTGGAAACCACCAACCCCTTACGCGCATACAACCACCAGATACAGCCACAAGCCACGACGAAAGTCTTTCCGACCGAGTGACCAGAACGCACCGCAATGCGCCTGCTCTTCACCATAGCTTGCAACACATCCTTCTGCCGAGCCCACAACTGGACGCCTAGAACATCCTCACAGAAACCAACCGGGTTGTCCTCATAGATCGTGAACCGCTCCGGGTCGTTCTGGATTTCCTCAATCTTGGATAGAAGTTGTTCTAGGCTAAGAGTCATTAGCTAAGCGTGACGCCGTATTCCTTGATCACGACCCATTTGCCAACAGAGTTGGAGATCAGGACGAGCGTCTCGCCAGCCGCGTCGAACGAGGCAGACGTGCCGCTAGACTGACCAACCACATTGGTAAGCGCCAGCGTCACCGCGTTGGTCCCGGTCGTGCTGGTCATCGTGATTTCCTTGATCTGGCCCGGCACACCAGTCGTCGGGGCAGCAAGGGTGATGGCATACGTGGAAGCCGCAGGGCCCACAAGGGTGCTGACCTGCGTGGAGATTGAGACCGCGCCAGCCGCCGTGATGTTCTCGGTCGTCGGAAGCTGGGTAGCGGGGCGGCTCGTAATCAGGTTACGAACAGCCGCCGTGACAATACCGAACTGATTGAGGTTGGCGTTGGGAGTGTAGCCAGCCGCAATCAACGTATTGATGAGGTCCGACATCGCAGTGACGTCGTTACTCGGGGTTGATTCGGGGAAAGTTGCCATTGATTGTCCTTAGTCGGTGAAGATGTACAGCTCACCCAGATCCGCGAGGATCGTGGCAAGCGCCTTACGATTGTCTGCGCCGTTATCCCCGGCGAGATCCTTCGGAAGATCCGACTCGGTCACGCGCTTGTTCTCGGGCGGAAGCTCCACGTCTGCGGATTCCGAGAAGAAAGCGTTGAGGTCTGCGACGAGTTTCGCGTTGATGGCGTTACGCTCGCCCTGATCTTCGGTCTTGCTGGCCGCTTCGGTTGCGGCCTCCACAATCTTGGCGCGGCGCTTGTCGATATCGTCGGCATCAGGCTTCAGAAGCCTCAGAAGCTTTGCCACTCGCAGATCACTGGTGATCGTGGGGAGTGTGCGGTTGCCGAGTTCGGCGAGGG